AGGACGCAAAAGCCGACTGAAGGAACGGGGATTAAACCACCCTACCTTTGGAGAAAGCCAATGGCAAAAGTCACTTATCGTGGAGTCGAGTACGACTCTGCAGAGTACAACAAGAAAGTACTCGCTGAAGCAGCACAGCATAGAAACTACGATCTAATGTATCGTGGTCTTAAAGTTTCTAAGAAACTTGCAGCTGTTTGATTCAACGCTTACATATACGTTAAAGAAGGGTTATTGCAACCCTTCTTTTTTTATGCTATAATATATAAACTTATTATTAGATTGATGGTTATCGAGATTGACTTATGACTGTAAAACTTATAAGTATTACTCCTGATGCGGAAAAGACTATGGCATATATTGCCAGAGTATCTAACCCATCCAATCAGGACAATGAAAAATTTGCTGGTTTATTGAAGTATTGTATTAGACATAATCATTGGAGTGTCTTTGAGCAATCTTCTATGACATTGGAAATTGAAACAACTCGTGCTATTGCTGCACAGATATTAAGACATCGTAGTTTTACTTATCAAGAGTTTTCTCAAAGATATGCTGCCAGTACTGCTCTTGGGGATATTGATCTTCCAGAACTTCGTAGACAGGATGAAAAGAATCGTCAGAACTCTACTGATGATTTAGATCCTGAATTGGTTGAGAAATTAAATAAGCAAATGGATACTTTGTTTAGTTCTGCTAAATCATTATATACACAGATGCTTGAACAAGGTGTTGCTAAAGAGTGTGCTAGAATGGTACTACCTTTATGCACTCCTACAAGAATCTATATGACTGGTTCATGTC